GTATTTGTATCAGAAGCCTGCCGTGAGCGCAGGATATTATTAGGCTGATTAATTCGTTTAATTGAGGCTTCAGTAGCAGTAGTTAAGGCTTTATTCGGAACATTGCTACCGGCAAGTGGTTGTCCTAGGGCTAACGATTGCTGAGGTAACGGAGGCCCCATGTTGGCTGGTTGTCCTGGGGCTAACGATTGCTGTTGTAACGGAGACCCCATGTTGGCTGGTTGTCCTGGGGCTAACGATTGCTGTTGTAACGGAGACCCCATGTTGGCTGGCTGTCCTGGGGCTAACGATTGCTGAGGTGGTGGAGGCCCCATGTTGGCTGGTTGTCCTGGGGCTAACGATTGCGGAGGCCCCATGTTGGCTGGCCGTTGTTGTTTTTTCTTTTTTATTTGTGTACCAAATCCGACAGGTGCTACCATTATTGGACTCCAGAACGAGATTGGGAAATAATACCTATTGGCCTAAACGGCACCCGAACATTACGAATTGACATTTTCTGATCGAGGGTATCATTAAAATATTTTAGTTGTAGTGAATCTGAGTATCCCTGCAACGGCGTTTGTTCTGTTCTTAATAAATTATCACCGGATATCGTAGAAGTGCCAATGACAAAGCTCCCGATAGCTGCATATGTCTGGCCTCCGCTAAAAGATTCCGTACGAGCTACGACAGAATCTGCCTTTTGTTGGACGTAAATTTCATGCGCCCCCGTTATATCAAAGGCCGTTTTAGCGTTTAGCCAGCGCACTTCTACAGCTGGATCGATTGCAGCTGCCGCTGCCGTTTCAAAAAAGGCGTTTATTGCCACCCCGTTATCTGACGTGCCGTCATCAGACTTAAACAGCAATCCATTATCATACCCTCCTAAGTGAGGAAAATCGTCAAAAAAAGCCCCACAATTACGTGTCACTCCAGTATATGGAGGATACCAGATTTTTTGAGCATAGTCATAAACTAAAATATGATTCATATCCGTTTGGCTTGTGCCATAAGGAATTACAAACCAAATACAATTTTTTGCTTGGTAATCTATCGCAAAAGCTTGGTGCATACGACTCTGGTTGACAGAATCCCAATAGCGCGGCCCGTCTAACGGAACGCTAATTTTAGTAGGCATACCCGACATCTCCGTTGATACCGGAGAATCGATATCCCACTGATAAACTCCATCTTTCCGCAGGAAAAACATCTGCCCTTGTGCGTTGACAACTATAGATCGTCCTGCGACAGTCCCTTTATCTGCTCTCTGCTGCTGTACGTATTTGGTTAATGCATTATCGTAATAGACAATAAAAATGGCATCTTCTGAGTGTACCGTTAATACAGTGCGTAATCCTTTTAAGCCCGTAATAGGAGTGCCAAAATTTAAAAAAGAGGTAGCCCCAATAGTTTCAGGCGTCAAAATGTCGCTATAGTACGCTCTTTCTTCATTTGAATTGGTTTGCCCATACCACAAGCGATTATCCCACCACTCAAGCCAGGCTGCCTTAGTAAAGCGTGAGGATAACCCTGCTGCTGTGACGTTAGTGCCGCCTGCCGCTGCCCACTTTAAAGGCACGTCAGCTAAGGAATTAGAGGTCGCAAACAAATCTCCATTTGCCATCACCCAAGACCAAGTATTGTCATCTGCTGCCGTAATCGTAGCACTGCCTGTTCGTGCCGTCCAAGTGCCACTCATGTCCTCGTACCATGCTGTTCCTGCTACGCAAAATTTTGCAGCAGAAGATAGCGAAAATTCTGCTTCCCCTGTTGCGGTAAGTGTCGGATCCCCACTTAATGCAGATGAGATATATTTCGTGTTGCCAGCCCTTGTTTTACAAACACCCCCCAATCCTACTTCTATATTTTGACCGTTTGCTATCGCCGTTTTATTTACATTTTCGGGCGGCAATGCCAAGTTGACGCCTTCTACCCATGGGCCTAACGCCATTGATTGGTTGGTTGCAACCATTATCCAAGGCTTCCTTCTCTAACAGAAATTGATGGACGCCGACTAGGACGCTCCAAGCGCAAAGGAATCCGTCCTGCGGTATCGTAGTTTCGTGCGGCTGCATTATTTATGATATCTTCTTTTACACGCCTATGGATATCTGCATTTTCCAAATCCACCTTTTCGCGCAAATACATTTCAGTGACGCCTTCTATTAGCGCAGGTTGCAGCCATTCAGGCAATTTTGGATTAAGGTCCGTAGAGTCATCCGTGGAGGTCAAGTCTACCCATTGGGCATAATACCTATAGCGCACAGCTGTTGTGGCACTAGGGGTAGGATAAACGTCAATGGCCCAATAACCCGTGGACGCATTACGACCTGTCACTACTACTCGCTCTGGGGATCCTGTGTTGTCCTCATCGGGATCCCATTTATCTATAGTTGATGGCAAATCCATAGGCACCCAATTGTTATTTGTGGTGTCAAAATATTCATATGGTTGCAAAACATCTGCTGCCAAACTATAGCCACGCGTACCGGAAGAGAGGCTTAGTGTAGCCTCTTTAAAAGCCCATTCCCATTTGATTGACTGTCTACGTTGCGTGTTGCCTATGCGTTGAGACCAGGAATAGATGCGTTGCCCTGTTTGATTGAGATAGTGCCGTGCTCTATTTACACGATCTGTCGTAGACCCCAACCCCACATTATCCAGTGCAATATCTATTACTGTGGAAGGAGTCATTATCGTATAAGCCCTTCACCACCTGGCATTAGACTATCAATCATCTCTTCATTAAATCCGTGTGTCTCTCCCACCTGGTATCCAGATGCCCACATTTCGTGATACTTAGAAACCGCTTCATTCCCAGCATTAACAACATGGTCAGGAGGGACCGGTAAAAAATCCTCATCATTGACAACTTCTCCACTACTTGCTACCAGCCTTGAGGCGTCATCATTAGTAGTCTTACGGTTATTTTTACGCCGCTTAGTCGCTCCACTAGCCCCCAATGCCTCGCGTAACTCCGCATTGATAGCTGGATCATTTACGGATTTTACCGCATCTATCACCGTTCTTAACACAGCCTTAGCAGCGTCTTTATCTTGTCCGCTATCGCCTTTTTTAGACGTGCTGTCTAAGGTTGCGATAGCTTCGGCCATTGTCGTTTTTTCTTTTGCTGGCATAATATCCCTTTAAGAAAAAGGAGGGAGCCGATGCCCCCTCCTAAAATATGTTATAAGCACCCCGTCAACTGACAAGCAAAAGTGACAGGACTGCCGTCATCTGCCTCCAATGCAAAGCCAAAAACGAGTTCTTCTTCACCATCAGCCATAGTATCTGCCATGCCATTGGTTGAGTGTCCAATTACAGGATCCCCTGCCGCGACAGACCCATCGCCATAAGTATCCACTACGCCTTGAACTTGAATAAATGCGTATTTGGCTACACTAATATCCACTGCCCCTAGCGACACACCAATCACACGCGCCGACTTAGCTGACCCTCCAGTGTAATCACACGTTACCTGAGTTCCGTCCAAGCTAGCTGGATAGACCACATAACTAATTGCTAAATCAAGATCAACGACCTCGACCCACTTATACGCTTTTCCCGATTTATCAAAAAAAACATTTCCGACGCCATGATCATCGGTATCACTCACATAGGTCGGAGTGAAATGTAAAATTGCCATTGCTTAACCTCCCTATTCTTAACTAAAAGTGATTACGCCTAAACGACGTGGGTTGTTTGTTGTTAGGTTTGCGCCCAGAACGATAAATGAAACCTGTGCCAACTGGTCAGATGGTTTTTGGAAGGGTGTTTTACTAAAATTAACACCGCGCAAGATGTTTAGCTTAAGGAACGAATAATTATGGAAATACATTCTATTCGCTGGACAATCACGATCATAATTGACAACCGCTTTACGAAAACGTGGCTTGCTGGCGTCTACAGAAGCATCTCCCGATCCCCCCGTTAAACGGGCATATCCAGTAGATTCCAGGATTTCTTCCAATTCACCGAACAGCGTCAGCGTTGTCCAGATATACTCAGGCTCTACATTACCTTCAGCGCAACTATTGTACATCGCACTCATTTTCTGCAAGCCCAAATAAAAATCACCAGACTTATCGTTAAAATTTACAGCTGATGTATCCGTTTGGTTTTTAAACCAAGTATTGCTTGATCGATCTATGCCGCCCAACGTATTGGTAGGCGTGTCTTTAATAATGTCCTGCATTCCCAGAATACTCTTACCGCTCTGAGCAGAGAAGGCGGCTGCATTAACACTATTCATAATCGTTTTTGAAGACTGCATCGTTTTGGCTTGCAGCAGACTCATTGCCGCTTCGCGTTTTTTATTTTCCTGCTCTTCGGTAAACGATATAGTTATGGGAACTGAGGCGTAACGCCAATTGAAAAATGCTGCCGTCACCCCGTCAACTGCTGCGGTGTTAAGCTGATCGTATCCAGAAAACCAAGTGCTGGTATTGGTTCCATAGAGGAGATCTACCTTTATCTGCTTGCCTCCCGATTCCATCTGGAGCGCACCTTTGCGGCGCATTCGATCAAGCAGAGGCGTTTCGTCGAATATGTTGTCCGCTAGACCCTTTTTCTGAACTCTTGAAGATAGAGTCCAGGCGGCATCCCAGGTTTCGCTCGTTGTTGAAGCTGCCATTGTTGCTCCTTAATAAATTTCTTTATGGAAAGATTTATTCAAACCCTTCCGGCCATGCCTCTATCGCTTCTTCTCGGGTTAATGCCCCCGATCCCGTTGGTATCGCGCCCCCAACAGATTTTGCCTGCACCTTACTTTGGGCTGATTTTTTTGCCGACTTTTGCTTGCCTTGAAGCTTTGCGCTCTCTATGGCTGCATCCCCCGACAAACGAGCATACGCTTCCGCAACGGTATACGCCTTGCCCGTGCTTGGATTTGCTGTTTTTCGTAACGCCGATATGCCATCTGTGTAGACGCTCATATCCGCTGATGGATAACTTTCACGCGCTTGTGCAATCTCCTCATTGATATTGTCGGTGGCTTGCGATTGCTGCTGCTGGTGCAAGCCACTTACATAATTCAATAGGGTGTCAACACTTTGCTGTAAAGATCCAACATTTTGGCGCAAATCCTGCGTTTGCAGTTCTGCAATACGTCGCACAACTGGCACCGCATTCGAGTCATCTCCCAAACTTTGGGCAATCTGACTAAACTCGTCATCTGTCCCAGAGACTGGTTGATTTTGATTACTAAGGGCATTCAAATACTGTTGTCTCTCCTGCGCCACCTGAGCCTGTGAAGACTCCTGTTGGCGTTGTAAATCAGAGAGTTGTTCCGAAACATTAGTAAACTGCCGTTGCAATGCCTTGTGTTGCTCTTGGGCTTGCGTAGCATAGGGTCGGAACTGTTCAGGCACTTCTTCTAACGGAGTGCGAGATAAATCAAACCGATCAGATTCAGAGACTGTTTGTGTGGTTTCGGTTTCATTAGAGTGTCCACTGCCTGTACTGGGAGCGGATTCGTTGTCAGACGTATCGGGGGCATCCTGATCACTATCGCTAGATAAAAAATCTACCTCGTAATCATTTGCTGCCGAAGCCTCGTCACTATCCGGTGTCTCAGTGTCAAGTATAGAGTCTAATTCTGCCATTGTTTCTCCTAGTGAAAATTGAGGTAGCTGCTGCGAGTAAGCGACTCTCCCCAGAATCTCTCCCCATGGTCCCTATGATTTTTCCATAGTTATAGTAAAAATGCAACTACCTCAAAAAGTTACAGGGTATTCTTTTCCCCCCAATGAATAGCTGGTTTTTCTTTTTTTCCCTTGTCCGGGTTAGACTCAGAGTAGTCTCCAGGGATGTAACATTTGCTCCCTTTTGTACTGTCTGCCGCTTCCTGCAATCCTGTTTCTTTTAACAGAGATTGCTTGTGACCATAATCCGTCACTACGGTATCAAACCCAGGGTGGTATTTTCCATACATATTCGGATTCGTAATATCAATACCGCCACGATACCCCCCTAAATCAACCGCCATAGTACCTCCACAGTCGCGTTGCTTACAGGGCAATATATCGGGACGCTTTTTTGCACTATCAAACCATTGGTCTTGTAGTGTCCCCTCACAATCAGGACAACGGAAATCCCAAAACATTAACGCTTCCTTGTCGTTTTTGCCTTCGGTTTTTTACGCTGTGCTGCCAATGCTTTTTTGGCAGCAGCAACTCCTTGTTTGGTGTATGCGTACTCCTTGCCTGCGACTCGTGGCACTAGTCCACCTCCCTTTTGGTTACTATTGGTTCATTAAGTTGTCCGCTTGCTCTTGCGCCTCATTGCTAACCAATTGCGCGTTAGAGCGAACTTGAGAAACGATATCGTTTGATTGCGGTGTCTCAGCGGCAGGGGCTGCTGGCGAACCGCCATTGACTAGAGCACTTGCCGCTTGTCCCAGATACTGTTGATGGGCAGCTATATGTTGCTCGAATACCTGCTGTATGACATTTTGTTGCTGTTGTGCCATCTGCGGAGTTGCTCCCTGCGGTAGTTGTATTTGCTGGAGAGCTTCCTGTACCCCTTGCTGATGTGCTTGGACATGAGTGAGGTGATCCTCCTCTGGCAGCACCCCAGGGTCTGCGCCCTGTGCAAGTTGTTGGTTTTCCATGCCAAGAAGCTTGTTTTGCACCGGATTGCCAATTATTGTAAACAGAGCTTCGGTGTTGCGTACCCCGTGTGCTGAGGCCAGCATTTCCAGCAGGTGCTTTTTATCAACCATATCTGTATGGGGCATAAGGCGATCTACTAACGCAATGATATTGTCACGCTCACGTTGAGCAGCAAGCGGCTGTATTGATTCGGCATCGACCTCTAAATGGAAATTCGTAAGGAAATGCGATTGCTCTAATACGATCATTGCCTCTTCGGGACCACCTTCATCTGCTACTGCCCGAACGATAAACTCCTCGGGAGTATAGCGCGGATCTCCAAAAATCCGTAACACATTCGTACCGATATCCACGTACAACTGAGCAACCTGCTCCTTGATCCACTCTCTATTAATAGCTCCAGCTGAAGCGGCAAAGGATGCCTCTGTTGCCGTTCGACGTCCAACGCCTGCCATTTCCGAAACGCGCAAGACTTCCTCTTCAGCTGACCGTGCTTCACCTTGTAAATTCAATTGATCTTGAGGAGGTTCACCCCAAGGCACCTGCTGAAAAGCATTGACATCCAACACCTTAATAACATCCCCATCTCGGCTGTCACGTAGTTGCGTTGCCAATGACGGGTTAGCCGACAACTCAGATTCATTAGCTAACACTACCCGTGAAAATCGCTTGGTTAGATCCTGCCGACGTGTCAAACCATCAACCTGCATCTGTTCCAGGTCTTTGATGTACTCCATCGATGGCTCGGGATAATACCCCTCGGTCTGTGTGTCGATTTTTAGCGGAGAATACGCAAACCCTCCTTTAACCAAATATCCACCAGACGGCTCGTAACCAGTTTCGTAGACCTGCCCAAATTGATCACGCTCAAAAATCGGTGCGACTTTTAAAAAAGGATGGGGTTCCTCTTCTAGTAGGGTGTCGATATCCATCGACAACACAATCCGTTTGCCATGGATGCGATCTGAGATTTCCCATAATTCGGCCATCTTGCCGTCAGTCATCGCTCGGCCTATTTGCCTGTTGTCCTCACTATCATCATCACTACTCGCTTCTTCAAGGCTAGTTAAAAAATCGTCTTCGCCATTGTAATCCACGGCTTTCAATTTGCCTACCGCACGTTTATTAAACCGATCATCCTCCTCCAAAAATTCCATCGGAACAAAAAGTCGCTCGATAACAAATCTGGCGTCCCCCAAACGGTGTGGGGGAGTCAGTGGATCCACAAACATATAAAAGGGATTCACGCGAGTGTAAGCGACAAAGTCCTCCTGAAATTCATCATTAGAGACATACGGCGGTTCAGCGTTTAACCCCTGGGGGTTATATGTATATTTACCCCAGCCAATCGAGCAAAACAGGGTATCAAACGATTGCTGTTGGATCTCTCGTTTGACCTTCATTAACCGGATGGCCTTATTGGCTGCTTTGGTTAACAATTCACCGCTACGCACAAAATCAGGATCGTCA